GGAATCCAGGGGCTGCTGGGGATGTTCAACCGCGCCAAATACGTCAACCAGACTACTCGGGGGACGGACCGTGGCTGATATCGCTGACTTTGCAAATGACCTTGTGCAAGAGCGGATAGATCAAGCCGTGGCTGCGCGCCTGGCGCTGATGTCCAACGCGGCACCGTATTCTCTGATGTTCTGCGACGACTGCGACGAGCCTATTCCGGAGGCACGCCGTTTGGCACAACCCGGTTGCACACTCTGCGTTGGCTGCAAGGCTGCTGATGATCTGAGGGCTTCTCGTTATGCTCGATGATGTACTCAATCAGTTCGCAGACTACGGCCTTGAGCCCGCGCAGCCCCTCGTATTCGGCAAACTCACCCGCTGCAAAACCACACAGGATAAGGGCAAGGAAAAAAACGGCTGGTACGTCATTCACGAGCATCGCACCGAAAAGAACGAGACGCTGATCTTTGGCAGTTTCGGTGACTGGCGCTCTGGCGATACCCAAAAGATCAAGGTCAAGGCAGGTCGCATGAGCCCCGAGGAGCGCGAAGTCATGCGCGCTCGCCAGGAGGAGGCCAAGCGCAAGGCCATCGAGATCGCCGCCAACGCTTCACGCCGGGCGGCTAGCCGTGCAGCGGGCCTGTTCAAGCACATGCCCGAAAAGGGCAAAAGCGCCTATCTGGATCGAAAGCAGATCGTTGGCTTCAAGGTACGCTATGCGCCACGTACTGGCGCATTTTTGGTGCCGATGTGCAACGTGCGCGACCAGATTGTTGGCCTGCAGGTGATCTTCCCCGCTAAGCAAGAGGACACTGGGCGTGACAAAGCCTACTGGCCCTACGGTATGTCGAAGGAGGGCGCCTTCCACCTGATCGGCCCACATCCTGAACCGGGTGAGCCGGTGTTGGTATGTGAGGGCTACGCCACGGGCGCCAGCCTGCACATGGCAACTTCGCTTACCGTCGCCATCGCCTTCGACGCGGGCAACTTGCTGCCGGTTTCCAAGGCCATGCGCGAGCGTTTCCCCGGCTGCCCGCTGATCATCTGTCGCGATGATGACTGGAAGACAAAACGGCCCAATGGTGATCCCTGGAATCCAGGCGAAGAGAAGGCCAACAACGCCGCCCTGGTTGTCGGCGGTCAGGTGGTGGCCCCGGTGTTTTCCAGCGAACGCGAGATCAAGTGGACCGACTTCAACGATCTGCACGTCGCCGAAGGTTTGGAAGCTGTCCGCCGACAGGTGCTGGCGGTGGTCAAGCCTCCTGCAGCGGGTGGCTGGAAAGACCAACTCGCTCGTACCGAAAACGGCTCCTTGATCGCGCATATGCAAAACGTCGAGCTGATCCTAGGTAATGACGAGCGCTGGGCCGGTGTCATTGGTTACAGCGTGTTCAGCTCCAAGATCGTGAAGCTGCGGTCTGCGCCTTTCGGCGGCGGCGCTGGTGACTGGGCCGACATCGACGACATGCGGGTGATGAAGTGGCTCGCGCAGCAGTACAACCTGCGGGTCAAAGCCTCCCATGTGATCGAGGCGGTCAGCGTGGTTGCTCACGACCATGCCTTCCACCCGGTGCGCGAGTACCTGGAGAAGCTGGAGTGGGACCGCGTGCCTCGCATCGAAACCTGGTTGACCGATGTGTTGGGCGTTCAGGCCAGCGAGTATTCGGCGAAGGTCGGAAAGCGCTGGCTGATCTCTGCGGTCGCTCGGGTAATGCGCCCAGGCTGCAAGGCTGACTCGGTGATGATCCTCGAAGGCGGGCAGGGCGCTGGTAAGTCCACGGCCATGGGCGTCCTTGGTGGCGAGTGGTTCATGGATACGCCTTTTGCCCTCGGCGACAAGGACAGCTTCCAGGCGATTCGCGGCAAGTGGATCGTCGAGCTGGGGGAGCTGGACAGCTTCAACAAAGCCGAAAGCACCAAGGCCAAGCAGTTCTTCTCCGCGTCCACCGACACCTACCGCGAAAGCTATGGCCGCAGAACGAATGACGTGCCGCGCCAATGTGTTTTCGTGGGCACCACCAACCAAGAGGAGTACCTCAAGGACGCCACGGGCAACCGCCGCTATTGGCCGGTGTTCTGCAACAAGGTCGATCTGGAGCAACTGCGCGAGGTCCGCGATCAGCTATGGGCTGAGGCGCTGTTCTGTTTCGAAGCCGGCGATATCTGGTGGGTGACCAAGGACGAATCTTGGATGTTCGCAGAGGCTCAGGACGAACGCTTCGTGGTGGACGAATGGGAAGGCCCAATCCTCGCTTGGATGGAGGAGTCGCAGATCGGTGAAACAGCCACCGGCAACGAGATTCTGACCCAGGCGCTGAAGCTCGACTTCGGTCACTGGGGCAAACCCGAGCAAATGCGAGTTGGGGCGATCATGCACCGGTTGGGTTGGCGTAAGCGACGCATGCCGGCATTGGCAAAAAGCGGCGTGCGGCCCTGGGCCTATGAAAAGCCTGCGGGTTGGGGGCGTGCGTCTGCGCTGCAGCAGTCGGTGATCGAGGAGCCTTGCTTTGATTAAGCGAATCGACGAGATGCTCAAGCTCTGGGCACAGGATCTGCACTCGCCGGTGCCAGAAAACGTGGGCGGGCCGAGCGGCGGCAACATGATCGCCATGCTGATGGAGTGCAAGGGCGAGCTGATACGCGGCACACGCGGCAGTCGGGTGTTGCTGGATGAGTCTGCGGACATTGAGCTGATCGTCAACAAGCACTTGCCGCCGCAGCTTTCGGTCGTCGTGCGTGAGCACTACTGCAACCACGAAAGCTTCCTGTCGCAGAAGTACACCCACTGCGGATGCGGTCGGGATACCTACTACCAGCGCCTGCACGAAGCCCACCTGCACATCGCCGGCATGCTGATGGGGAAGGCTGCATGACCCCTGGCGTCACTCGGCGTGCCTTTGTCCTACTGTCTCGCCTTGTCCGACTCGCATTTAGCGCAGTTGGACAAGCGCAGGCCGCGCCGTTGCTGACCTGTCCTACCGTCCGACCTTCAACCGCCCCACGCACACATGAGCATAGCGGGTACGTAATCGCGCCCGTGGCGCGCATGCGTGCTTTTAGCTTTCTTTCTATACACAAGAGAAAAGGAATAGAGGTAGGACAGTAGGGCAGAGCCCCGTATTCAGGCCCCAGTAGCTGTCCTACTCCAAACCAGAATAGTGGGACAGGTCAGACGGGGCACCAAAAGCGATGGCCGATTGAATGCGTTGTCCCTGCGTTTCACCTGCGTCATACCTGTATTGCACCCGTATTGCGCTATGGCATTAAAACCCGCTTGCTGCCACCGGAATCGACCTGTAAAAAGTACCCATCTTCGATAGGTGCGACCGCAAGCAGCGGGACACACCACCACACTGAACCCGGCCATTGCGCCGGGTTTTTGCGTTTATGGGGTAGGGCGATGACAAACGAGCAGCAAGCGCTTATTGAGATGCCGATCTGGATGGTGATCCTGCTTTCCCTGATCGGCGGTATTTCCGGCGAGGCATGGCGGGCCGACAAAGCGGGGGTAAGCGGCTGGTCATTGGTTCGCCGCTTGCTGCTTCGATCCGGGGCCTGCGTGGTCTGCGGGCTCTCCACCATGATGTTGTTGCACGCATCGGGCATGTCGGTCCTGGCGGCGGGGAGCATTGGATGCCTGACGGCGATGGCAGGCGCCGATGTTGCGATCGGGCTGTACGAACGCTGGGCCGCCAAGCGGTTGGGCGTGTGTGATGTGCCGCCCTCGGGCGGTGGACAGGCGTGATGCTCTGGGGGGAACGGGATACGTGGTCTGTAGCGAATTGCACCAAAATGAAGCGCCAAAATCGCTGGGGACCCTGGCGGCATCCAAGGGACACGGGGCATGAAACCCGCGGGAAAGCGTTAGCGGACGGGCTGCCAGCTTACTGAAATTCAATCCATTGAAATTGAAAGGTTTCCATTGAAAAGCCGTTGAAAAGGAGGGCTTATGACGGATTCACTCTTTCTGTCTAAAAGCGCTTTCGCGGCTCGCATCGGCAGGACGCCGAGCTACATCACTTGGCTCAAAGGTAACAACCGCCTGGTGCTGTCGCCTGATGGCAAGATGGTGGACGTGCTGGCAACCGAAGCGCTGATCCTCGAAACCGCCGACCCCAGCAAGGCCGCCGTCGCTGCTCGACACCAGCAGGACCGGATCCAGCGTGATGTTTACAGTCAACTGTCCCCCCTGGTCGAACCGACTAACACGGCTGCGCCGCCGCAGCCCATTACAGTCAAGGGCCACGACTTCCAGAAGGCTCGCGCCATGCGCGAACACAACCTGGCGCAACTGGCGGAGATTGAGTTGCACAAAGCGCAGGGCTCGCTGGTTGCCAGGGGTGCTGTTGAACTGGGCGCCTACAACGCTGGGCGCCATCTGCGTGACCAGTTGTTCGGCCTGCTGCCCCAGCTGTCCCACAAGCTGGCAGTCATGTCCGACCCTTGGGATATCGAAAAACACCTCAAGGCGACACTCCGTAAATCACTGGAAGAGGCTGAGCGCATGTCCTCCTCCGACCTTGAACGAGCGATGACAGCGAGCTGACCTATGACCACGGAATTTCCTGACGGGGACCGTGTGTACCGTGAGGCGTATTTCCGTGGACTGCGGCCCGACCCTGACCTCTGGATCGACGAGTGGGCCGACGAGTACATGCGCATCCCGCGAGATACCGGCGCCCCTGAGCCCGGCCAGTACCGCACGGATCGGACGCCGTACGCTCGCGAACCCATGCGCTGCTTGTCACCGGCTCACCCGTGCCGGCGAGTCGTCACCATGGTGGCCTCGCAGTTGATGAAAACGCAGATCGCCTTGAACTGGATGGGTGGACTGATCCACATGGCACCGTCCAACATCCTTGCGCTGTTGCCCAGCCTGAGTCTGTCCAAGCGGGTCTCCGGGCGGATCAGCAAGACGATCAAGGCCACCCCAGAGTTGGCAAAGCGTGTCGCTGCCAGTCGCTCGAGGGATGCCCGCAACACTATGGACACCAAGGAGTTCGAGGGCGGTGCCTTGTACGTCACCACGGCGGGCTCTGCGGCCAACTTGTCCGAGCTGTCGGCACGCTACATCTACGGCGACGAGGTCGACCGCTGGGAAAACGATGTGGGCCAGGAAGGTGATCCCATTGTTCTGGCGGAGACGCGGGCGACCAACTTTGGCCGCAACGCGAAGATCTACTTCTCCAGCTCGCCGACGATCAAGGGCGCCTCGCGGATCTCGGATCTGTTCGAGTCCAGCGACCAGCGTTACTACTATGTGCCATGCCCCACCTGCGGGCATATGCAGGTGCTGGAGTGGGAGCGGTTGCTCTACAGCAAGGACTACAGCACGGTTCACTACCAGTGTGCCGCGCCTGAATGTGATGTGCTGATCGAGGAGCACCACAAGACCGACATGCTCGCCCGTGGCGAGTGGCGTGCCCATGGCAGCGGCGATGGCAAGACGGTGGGTTTCCACCTGAACGCGCTCTATTCGCCGATTGGTTGGAAGGACTGGGCCTCACTTGCCGAGGAGTTCGAAGACGCCAAGAAGGCCCAGGCCAAGGGCGACATGGGCTTGATGCAGGTGTTCTATAACACCCGTCTCGCCAAAGTATGGGACAGCGCGCAAGAGCAGACCAAGGCTGAGGTGTTGGTCGCTCGGGCACGGCTGGAGACCTACACCCTCGGCAGCATGCCGGTGGGCGTGCTGATGCTGACCGGCGCCGTCGACGTCCAGGCCAACCGCCTGGAACTGATGGTTATGGGCTTCGGTGTCGGCATGGAACGCTGGGTGGTCGACCACCAGGTGATCTGGGGCGACCCCGCCGATGAACGCACCTGGGCGGTGTTGGATGAAAAGCTCAAGGTTCGATACCGGCATCCATGCGGCGTCGGCTTGGCGATCCTGGCGACGGGCGTCGACTCCGGCGGTCACCACACCGACGAGGTTTACCAGTTCTGCCGTGTGCGGCGCTGGCGCAACATCTTCGCCATCAAGGGTGCGAGCAAGCCCGGCAAACCGGTGATTGCTCAGCGGCCGTCCATGGTCGACGTGACCTGGAAGGGCCAGACCGAACGTGGCGGCGCCGAGCTGTGGTTTGTCGGTACCGACACCGCGAAAGACTGGATCTACAACCGCTATGCCTTCGAGGACGGCCCTGGTTCGCTGCACTTTGCCAATGACTTGCCGGACGAGTTCTTCGCCCAGTGCGTGGCCGAGCGCAAGGTCGCCCGGTACGTCAAAGGCTACAAGCGTATCGAGTGGGTCAAGGGCAAGGCCGAGCGCAACGAAGCGCTAGACCTGATGGTGTATTGCCTGGCGATGGCGCATTACCTCGGCATTAACCGCTACCAGGAACACGACTGGGAGCGGGTGCGACAGGCGCTGGCCCAGTCCGGTTTGTTCGACGATGTGTTGGGCGTCAAGCCCGTGCAGGGCGAGCGCGTCGATGCTGACGAAACATCGGCACCGGCACCGGCACCGGTTGCGGCGCGTCAGTCGCTACCCGCACCGCCACCTGCTGCACCTGTCGCCCAACCGCGACCCACCGCACCCCCTCAACGCCGCAGCTCCACCAGCGGTTACCTGAAGAGACGCTGACATGTCGTTTACCCCGAAGCACCTCGAAGTCATCGAGCGCGCCATTGCACGCGGTGAAAAGACCGTGCGCTACAGCGACCGCACGGTGGAGTACCGCTCTATCGACGAACTGCTTAAGGCCCGCGACGAGATCCGCACGTCGCTGAGCCAAGCCGCCGGGCCGCGCTCACGCGTGATCCGGCTTACCCACGGAGGCAAGGGAATCTAATGGCTCGAAACTATCCGACGCTCACCCGTAATGGATTCTTGCTGCCGTCGAACATCAAGGCCAGTTACGAAGGCGCCGGTGAGGGCCGACGTTCGGCCAGTTGGGAAGCCACCGACAACGGCATTAACAGCATCAACACCCCGGCCCTGCGCAACCTGCGTGCGCGTTCGCGGGCGGCGGTGCGCAATGACCCCTACGCGTTCAACGTCATAGACAAACGCGTCAGCAACCTGATCGGCACCGGCATCACGCCCAGGCCGACCACGGACGACGCCGAGCTGCGCAAGCTCAAGCAGCAGCTGTGGGATGACTGGGTGGATGAGGCAGATGCCGATGAGCTGACCGACTTCTACGGCATGCAGGCTCTGGTGGCGCGCACCGTTGAAACAGCCGGTGAATGCTTTGTGCGATTGCGACCCCGCAGCCCGAGCGAGGGTTTGGCAGTGCCGCTGCAGCTGCAGGCGCTGGCCCCTGAATTTGTCCCTCACGATAAATTCGAGATAGCCAAAAACGGCAACGTTATCCGCGCCGGGATCGAGTTCAACCCGGCGGGCAAGCGTGTGGCGTATTACATGTACCTGTCGCATCCGCGCGATTCGTCGTCGTTGAACGCTGGCTACAACCAGTTGGTGCGCGTACCGGCAACACAGGTGCTGCACATCTTCGAACCGATGGAGCCTGGGCAACTGCGTGGCGTGCCGCGCTTGGCGCCGGTATTGAAGCGCTTGCGCAGCCTGGACAACTACGATGACGCGGTGCTGTTCAGGCAGGAAGTAGCGAACTTGTTCGCCGGCTTCATCAAGCGGCCGGCCCCGGACAGCGGGCAGCAACCCCGCGACCCTGTCACGGGCCAGTTGCTGACCACCGACCGCGACGGCTTCACGCCGATGGTTGCCCTGGAGCCCGGCACCATGCAGGAGCTGGGACCTGGTGAAGAGGTCGAGTTCTCCAAACCACCGGACGCCGGCAATAACTACCCGGACTTTATGCGGCAGCAACTGATGGCTGCTGCTGCGGGCTCGAGCACGCCTTACGAAATCCTCACGGGCGACATGCGCGAGGTCAACGACCGGGCGCTGCGAGTGGTGCTTAACGAGTTCCGGCGGCGCCTGGAGCAACTGCAATTCGGCGTGTATGTGCATCAGCTATGTCGCCCGGTACGGGCTGCCTGGATGGACATGGCGGTGTTGTCCGGCGCCCTGGTGCTGGAGGACTACGCGCAACGTCGCCGCGAATATTTACGCACGCGTTGGGTACCGCAGGGATGGGCCTACATCCAGCCGGTGCAGGACGTACAGGCGCGGCGGATGGAAGTGCAGGCGGGCTTTGGTTCACGCAGTGAGATGTGTCTGCGCAACGGCTACGACGCCGAAACCATCGACGCTGAAAACGCGGCCGACCTCGCCAGGTCCACGGACCTCGGCCTCAACTACACGACTCTTGATGCCATCGAGCCTATTGATGACAAGGAATTACCATGAGTAAAAAAGCCAAACCCCGCGTTTATGACAAGGCGGGCAAGCAGGTCAAAGTTGCCGATAAGAGCTGGTACACCCTTCAGGCCAGCGGCGAGGCCGAGCAACGCAGTATCGAGATCTTCGTGTACGGCGAGATCGGCGCCTGGGGCGTCACCGCCAATCAGTTCGTGCAGGATCTGCGCGCCATGGATGACGGCGCGTCACCGGTGATCGTTGCGTTCAATAGCATCGGCGGCGATCTGTTCGACGGCCTGGCGATCCACAACGCGCTGTCCCGGCTCGGCGAGCGTTGTACCGGACGCATTGATGCCCTGGCGGCGAGTGCGGCCAGTGTCGCGGTGTGCGGTGCTCACCGAGTGGTGATCGCGGCCAATGCCATGCTGATGATCCACAACCCATACACCTACGCCGGTGGTGATGCCGAAGACTTCCGCCGTGTCGCGGATGTGCTGGATCAGACCCTGGAAGCGATCATCGCTGCCTACAAGGCCAAGGCGCCGGACATCGACGAAGCTGAGCTGCGGCGCATGGTCAATGCTGAAACTTGGCTCACGGCCAACGAGGCGGTGGCACTGGGTCTGGCCGATGAGGTGGGCGACGGCCTCAAGGTCAGCGCCTGTCTCGGCCAGGGCAGTGTGCTGCAGCGTTTTCAGCATGCCCCAGCCGAACTGCTCGCCCAACTGGACGAAGAGCCGGAAGTCGAACCGCCGGAACCCGATCCGGCCCCCGTGCTGGACGCAGCCAAGCTGGCGCTGATGGTCACACAGGGTTGTGCGGCTGCGGGCATTGGTAACCTGGTGGATCCGATACTCGCTGCGACGAAGCTGGAAAGCGAAGCGGTGATCCAGGCAGCACTGACCAATGCAAAAGCCTTGCACGGCCTCTGTGTCGCGGCGCGCCTGCCAGAGCTGACCGGCGAATTTATCACCGCCGGGCTCGATGAAGCTGCAGTCCGTGCGCGTCTCTTCGACAAGCTGGTAGGCAGCGGCGGGGGATTCGAAATCAACAACAGCCTGCCGCTGGACGATGATCCAGCCCCAACAATCAAGGCCAAGCAGGTCGACACCCATTCAATCTGGTCCAGCCGTCAGGCGGCACAAAACGGTAACTCGAAAGGAGCAAGAGCATGAAAACTGAATCGATGCACGCAGGCGAGTTCCTGCTGTCCGAGGGCGCGGGCAACATCTCCCGCGAAGCGATCAACGTCGCCGCCGGTGCCGCGCTGGAGCCAGGCCAGATCCTCGGCTTGGTCACTGCCACCGGTGAGTTCGCCCCGTATAAGCCGACCGCCGAAGACGGCTCAGAAAACGCTATCGCGATCCTCTATGGTCCGCTGGGTGAGTCCGATGTTGTTCGGCGCGGTCGCGCCATCGTGCGGCTGGCCGAGGTCAGTGAAGCGCATTTGACCGGCCTCGATCCCGCTGCCGAAAAAGCCTTGAACGCTCAGCACCTGATCGTTCGCTAAGTCGTTCATCCCCGTTTATGCATCCCGCCGAGTGCGGGATTTTTCGTTTCTGGAGAGTACCCCATGGCCGATATCGCCATTTTTGAAGACGATGCGTTCAGCGTCTCCTCGTTGACCGCTGCAATCAATGACCAGGAATATCTGCCGGGCCGCATCAGCAGCCTCGGCCTGTTCCGCGAAGAGGGTATCAGCACCCTGACCGTGCAGATCGAGAAGGACGGCGATACTCTGGCCCTGGTGCCGGCGGGTGAGCGTGGCACCTCGGGCCTGGTGGTCGGCGCGACCAAACGTCAGCTGATTCCGTTCAACACCGTGCACTTGCCCGAACGCTTCACCATCAAAGCCGACGAGATCCAGGGCATTCGTGCCTTTGGCACGCGCACCGAGTTGCAGGCGGTGCAGGATGTGGTCAACAAGCGCCTGGCGAAAGCGCGCCGACAGCTGGATGCCACCCACGAGTTCCAGCGCATGGGCGCGTTGAACGGCCAGGTACTGGACGCCGATGGCAAGACGGTCCTGTTGGACATTTATAAATCCTTCGGCGTGAATCGTCAGAAGCTTCAGATGGGCTTGAACAGTCCAGACACCGAGCTGCGGGTCAAATGCGGCGAAGCGTTGGACATGCAGGAGGAAGCCCTCGGCAGCGTCACCAGCAGCGGCTCCCGCGCGATGTGTGGCAAGAACTTCTGGAACAAGCTCATCGTGCATAAGTCGGTCAAGGAGACCTACCTCAACACCATGCAGGCCGCGTCCTTGCGTGGCGATGCCCGTGAAAGCTTCGAGTTCGGCGGGATCGTCTGGGAGCGCTATCGCGGCAAGGTGGCGGGTGTTGCATTCGTCCATGACGACAAGGCTCTGCTGGTTCCCGAGGGCGTACCGGATCTGTATATCTCGTGTTTCGCTCCGGCCGACTACATGGAAACGGTCAACACCCAGGGCATCCCTTACTACAGCAAGATCGAGCCAATGCAGTTCGGCAAGGGCGTTGCTGGTGAAGCTCAGTCCAACCCGCTGCACCTGTGCACACGACCTCGTGCGCAGATCCTGCTGGAACTCTGATCGTGGCCTTCCGCGATCTGATCGACGACATCGACGACGTGGTGTTCGAAACCCTGGGCGACACCGCCCAGATCGAAGGCCGCGCCGAACCGGTGCTGGGGATGTTCGCGGCACCATGGAAAGCGCCGCAGTTCGGCAAGACCCACACCGCAATACGCGAGCCTCGCTTTGAGATCCGCGTGAAGGATTCGGACGGTTTGAGCAAGGGCCTGCGGGTCACCATCGACCTGCCAACTCTGGACGGCGGCGGCAATTACGACCTGCTGCAGCTGGAGCCCGGTGGCGATGGCCTGGTGGCCTTGATCTTGAGGAAGCGACCATGAGCGTCGGCAGCCATGTGCAGCAAAACCGCGACAGCGGGATGATCAATATACTGCCGTCGGCGGTGCATTCCCAGGCCCTGCGCGAGTTCGGGCAGTTGGTGCCCAAGGCCGCTGCAGCGGCTCAGCGTCGTGCGATCAACAAGACGTTGGGTTGGCTGCGCACCTACATTGCGCGAGCCGTGGGCAAGCAGGAGCGAATCGCCATCGGCGCTGTCCGGCAACGCCTGCGGGCCTACCCGGTCAGCGGCGGCACGATGCGCGGCAAGTTGTGGTTCGGGGTCAACGCCATCGAGGCCAGCCGCATAGGTCGGCCTCGGCAATCCCGTGCTGGCGTGTCGGTGGCGGGGCGGCGTTACCAGGGCGCGTTCTTCAAACAGGTGTATGGCAACAGCCCTGACATCTGGATCCGCACGTCGAGCAAGCACTTCAACGCCACGGACTACCCCGGCAGCACGCAGGGGCGGCGCAGCTCGGGCTTTATCGCAGAGAGCGACAACCGCTTCCCGCTGGCGAAAGCCAAGGTTTCGCTGGACCAGGTGCGACCGCATTTCGACAACTGGGTGAAGCGCGCCGACGAACGCTTGCTGGAGATCCTCAAGCAAGAACTCAACTTTGAACTGCAGAAGTACCTCAAGGGGGCCGCGCGTGTCTGATCAGCCATTTAGCCTCGAACGTCTGTACGACGCCATTGAGCAGCACCTGCAGGAACAGTTGCCAGGTATTCAGGGCGCATCGTTCTGGCCGGATCTATCAGCAGACACCAGCATCCCCACCCCGGTGGTGCTGCTGGAAATGGCCGAGATGGAACCCGCGCCGGATATCGGTACCGGTGAAACCGCGCTGACCTGCAAGTTCGAGGCGCGGATCATCGTCGATTCGATCAGCGTAGATCCGCAACGGCAGGCCGTGCAGTTGGCCTCCCAACTGGCTGTGCTTCTAAGGGGGCAGAGTTGGGGTCTGGAGGTCGAGTGTGCCGAGTTTGTACGCTCAACCCAGGACTGGACCAAGCCCGAACTAGACGGCTATTTCGTCTGGCTGGTGGAGTGGGATCAGACGGTTTACCTGGGCGTCGAGGAATGGCCGTGGCCGGATGAACCGCCGGGTTCGCTGGTGATTGACCTGGGGCCAGGCGTTGGACCGATCAATCCAGGGGATCTGCAATGAGCTATGCCTCCGCCCAGCATGACCGGATGATCGCCTCGACGGTATTGCCCTGTGTCGTAGTGGCAGTGGATCTGACCACTGCCATGGTGCGCGTGAAGTCGGGCGACTGGACCAGTGCTTGGGTGCGTTGGCACAGCCAGGCGGCTGGCAAGGCGCGTCACTGGCGGGTGCCGAGCGTGGGAGAGCAGGGCGCGTTGATCAGTCCCAGCGGCGAGCCGGCGATGGGTACGTTCATCCCAGGTTTGTACGGCAATGCCGGCGCCCAGCCGGACAACCGCGATCATGTCGAGGTGTGGCGTTTCGACGATGGCGGCTCCCTGGTGTACGACTGGCAGGCTCACAGCTACACCATCGATCTGCCGGTGGGCACTGTCACGGTCAAGGTCGGAGGATCTGTGCTGGAGATGACGCCGGACAGTACGCGATTGGTTTCGGGAGCAATCAACCTGGTGGGCACGGTCACCATCGACGGCGCTACTCAGATCAACAGCACACTCAATACGACCGGCGACATCAACAGTGATGGCAAGGTCATCGACGTCGGCGGCAACACGCCGAACCACAAACACTGATCACTACCCGCCTTGAGCGGGTTTTTCGTTTTAGGAGCATCAGTTGATGAGCAAGAACAAACTCGACAGCCAGGACGAAGTTGGGCCTGGGCGCATTTTCCGCGACACGCTCTTCACCTCGCGCACGCTGGTCCTTCCTGACGGCAGCACCTTGGCGGTGAGCAAGGCACGTGTGACGGCTACCAGCGATGAACAGTTCGCCTTCCTTAAGGCCCACCCGGAACTGCAGCAGGAGTAATCCCGATGATCGGAATGGATCGCCACACCGGCCAACCGCTGTCCGGTCTCGACCATCTCCGGCAGTCCATTGGGGACATTCTCGGCACGTCCGTGGGCAGTCGGCGTATGCGGCCTGAATACGGCAGCCTGATCCGGCGCTTTGTCGATCTACCGGTTAACGCCGGTTGGAAGAGCGCGGTGCAGGCCGAGGTGGCTCGCTCGCTGGGGCGTTGGGAGCCGCGGCTGAAACTGGAACAGGTGCAGGTCGTTGCTATCGTCAGCGGCCGTATCGACTTCAAATTAACCGGCGAGTATCTGGGCGAACGCCTGCTGCTGGAGGTGTCAGCATGAGCACGGTGGATTTATCGGCATTGCCGGCACCGCAGGTGCTGGAAGCGATAGATTATGAGGCGCTATATCAAGAGGGGCTCGCCGCTTTTCGCGAGCACATGGGCGATAACTGGTCGGCCTCGCTCGAAAGCGATCCGGTGGTCAAGCTGGTGGAGTTGGGCGCCTACGGAAAGATGCAGAATCGCGCACGGGTCAACGATGCCGCCAAGGCGCTGATGCTGGCGTATGCGCAAAAGGAGGATCTGGATCAGCTCGCGGCTAACGTCAAACTCCAGCGCCTGGTCATTCAGCCGGCGAATCTGCTGGCAGTGCCACCGGTAGACGAGGTTAAAGAGTCCGACGACGCTCTGCGCGAGCGTATCCAGTTGGTCTACGAAGGGCTAACCACGGCCGGACCGCGCAACAGCTACATCTTCCATGCGCGCAACGCGTCGGCATTGGTCGCCGATGCTACGGCGGAAAGCCCATCACCGGCTGTGGTGGTTGTGACTGTGTTGAGCCTGACCGGCAGCGGTCAGGCCGATCAAGCATTGCTTGACGTTGTGCATGCCAAGCTCAGTGACGATGACGTCAGGCCGTTAGGCGACCGCCTCATTGTGCAAAGCGCCGAGATACTCAACTACCGGATCGATGCCGTATTGCATATGCAGGGCGCTGGCCCGGAAAACGACGCGATCCTGGCCGAAGCCATCAAGCGCATCAAAGCCTGGATCAATCCGCGAAAGCGCCTGGCGTTGGAGGTTGCGCAATCCGGTGTCGATGCCCAGCTGCACATCAGCGGCGTTGGCCGGGTCGAGCTGCTCAACTGGGTTGATCTGAAACCAACCAAATTTCAGGCAGCATATTGCACGGGCTTTAGCGTTGTCCTTGGGGGCTCGACATGACCAGTCTGCTCCCCCTGAACAGCACGCAGCTGGAGCGAGCCATTGAGGCCACCTTGGTTGAGAAAACCAAGATTCCGTTACGCGACCTCTACAACCCTGACACCTGCCCGGCGCACCTGTTGCCGTGGCTGGCCTGGACCTGGTCGGTCGACCGTTGGGACAACAAATGGTCGGAGGCCATCAAGCGTTCGGCCATTCGCTCTGCGTTTTACGTACATGCCCACAAAGGCACCATCGGCGCCCTGCGTCGAGTGGTCGAGCCTCTTGGCTACCTGATCGAGGTGCTGGAGTGGTGGCAGACCACTCCCAAAGGAATTCCCGGCACCTTCGCCTTGAAGGTCGGCGTACTTGAAACCGGTATCACCGAAGAGATGTACCTGGAGCTGGAGCGCTTGATCGACGACGCCAAGCCCGTTAGCAGGCCCTTGACCGGGCTGGCAATCAGCTTGGAAACCCAAGGCGCCATACACATCGGTGTCGCCCTCTACGAAGGCGACGTAATCGACGTCTACCCACCCGTGCAGCGTGACATTGATGTCACCGGCTACATCGGCGTGGCCGGGCGCGAACACAGCATAGACACTCTGGACGTTTACCCATGATTGATCGCAACTCGCAATTTATCGCGATCCTCACCAACGTGGGGGCCGCAAAGCTGGCTAATGCTAATGCCCTGGGCATTCCCTGGAACCTCACTGCGCTGGGCGTCGGCGATGCCAACGGCACTGACCCGGTCCCCAGTGCAACCCAGACCAAGCTGATCAACGAGCAGCGACGGGCGCCACTGAATCAACTGCGCGTTGATCCGGTCAACGCGGCGGTGATCATCGCTGAGCAGGTCATACCGGCAGATGTTGGCGGCTGGTGGATCCGCGAGATCGGCTTGTACGACTCGGACGGTGACCTGGTCGCAGTTTCAAACTGTGCACCGAGTTTTAAGCCGGCGCTGGATCAGGGTTCAGGCCGTACACAAATTGTGCGGATGAACTTTATTGTTTCAAGCATCAACAACATCGTGCTGAAGATCGATCCGGCGATTGTGCTGGCGACTCGTGAATATGTTGATCTGGCTATCACCGAAGCCGTTAATAAGCAGGACTCCAAGCATTCGGTGCTGGTGGCCACCACGGCGAACATCGCCCTGAACGGCATTCAGACTATCGACGGCGTGCTGCTTGCGGCAGATGCCCGCGTCCTGGTGAAAGACCAGGTCCAGGCGAAAGACAATGGCATTTATGTAGTACCAGCCAACGGCGCCTGGAAACGTGCGCAGGATGCAGATGCCAGCATCGAGGTGACGCCTGGCCTCTTCGTCACCGTCGAGAAAGGCACGGCCAACGGCGATAGCATTTGGCAGCTGGTGACTGATGCGCCGATTATATTGGGTACTACCGCGTTGACTTTTGAAGTCATCGCAGGACGCACCGGTATCGGGGCTGGCACCTACCGCAGCTTGACTGTGGATAAGCTCGGACGCGTAATCGCAGGTACGAATCCGACAACGCTCGCGGGCAGCGGGATCACCGACGGCGCGACAAAAACCGAGTTGTACGACGAAGTTGCTAAGTTGCTGCCAAAGTCTGGCGCCAAAGTATCGGGTTCATTTACTTTGGATAACGGCACAGAAGACACCCCGCAGTTTGGTTTTAAAACGCCAACTGCTGAAGCGTACATAGATCTATGCAACAAGAGTGTCCGAATTTTTGCTAAAAGCGGCGAGGTTAATTCTGCGCCACTTAATTTGAATCTTGAGTCTAAGGTTGCCGAGGTTTTCGGGCATGTAGTATGGGATTCGGGTAATTTTGACCCTTCATTAAAAGCAGCTAAAGCCACCACTTTAGCGGGCTACAATATCACCGACGCGTTGACTGCGGTGCAGGTCAATAATGCGTTATCACAATGCATCAAACTCTCTCAGTTCGTACCATCCGGGTCAGCTCCGGTGTTTCAGTCAGCCGGATTTGGGGCGATTGCTGGTATCGCAGGAGGCGCCGGCACGGTCCAAGTTAGCGGAGGAGATGGCATATCCTCTGCGGTGATGTGCTTTCATCGACCTGGCAATTATGGGGTCATGTTTGGTCTGGATACTGATAATCAGCTCAAGCTAGGTGGATGGTCGGCGGGCGCGGTAGCCCATACCATATGGCATTCAGGTAATAGGCCGAAAAATACAGCTCTACTTGCGCCAACTGGATGGAGAAAAGACGCGGACACGGGCGAGATCATTCAGTGGCTTGAGTATTCTTTTGACGATATGCCAACAATAAAGACAATAAGCGTAACTTGGCCATTTCAGTTTCCAACGCAGTTTATAAACGCGAAAGTAAGCTTTCGTAAAACCACGGCAGCGCCTGCATGTATACAGGGTTATTACTCGGCTCCTAGCGTGTCAGGTTGCACTGTATATGTCGAGGAATGGTCGGGAGTTACACAAACAGGGATAACGGTAGTTGTCGAAGCTAGGGGCTTTTAGGGATGAAGATATTCTATAGTGCGAAGTCAAACACGTTTTTCAATGAGGCGTTCCATGGATCTCGGACCATTCAGTTACCTGATCCTGAATGGAAGCGCCCGAGTATGAAGGTGTCTGACCTTAACTGGATTCCACCCGATATCCAGGTACCTAACCCGGCCTGGGTTGAGGGTGGCGGATCGGTTCCTGAAACAATTTCGGCCCCCGATGTTGATGCAACTCCACCAATGATCGACACGCCGGACTTGGATGCTGTACAGCCAATTATTACTGTCCCTAACCCGGCATGCTTGCTCCCGCCAGCGGCTGAGCTTGTTGAAATTACTCAGGAAGATCACGACGCTATCTTTCGGGCTGTCTCAACTGGAAAATCGACCTTTAGGGGGGGTAAAGATGGTCGACCGATCATCATTGCGACGCCTGGGCCGACTCTGGAAGAGTTGGAATATAGCGAGCGTGCCTTTCGAGATAAGACTCTTTTGCTCACTGATACGCTGGTCGCACGTCATCGTGATGAGCTGGAGGCTGAACGTACTACTACCCTCACCGCCGAGCAGTACAAGCAGTTGCAGGGCTACCGGCAGGATCTGCGCGACTGGCCTGAATCGGAGCGCTTCCCGGCACTTGAGTACAGGCCTGAGCAGCCGGCATGGCTGGCTGAGTTGATCCAATAACGCCCCGCATTGACGGGGCGTTTTCTTTTCCGTTACGCGCATCACGACCAACCCACGGCCTCGCTTCTGCGGGGCTTTTTCGTTTCTGGAGTTCAACCATGAGTAATGCAGGTGGATTTTTTCACGGCGTCACCGTGACCAACGTCGACACCGGCACGCGGCCTATCGCTGTGCCGTCGTCGTCGATCATTGGTCTCTGCGACACCTTCACCCCAGGCCCCGCTGCGGGTGCCTTGCCCAATCAGTTGATGCTGATCACCCGCGAAAGCGAAGCCATCGCCGCCTGGGGGGCAGACGCGGCAATCACCAAGGCGGTGCAGGCCATCTACGTTCGTTCCAAGGCGGTGATCGTCGCCTGTGGCGTGGAGAAGCTGGCAGATGCCGCCGCGCAGACCTCGGCCATCATTGGCGGTGTCCTGGCGAACGGCACTCGCACGGGCATGCAGGCACTGCTCGATGGGAAGAGCCGCTTCAACGCACAGCCGCGCTTGCTGACCGTACCCAAGCACACTGCGACGTTGCCCGTCGCTACCGCGCTTGTGGCGCTGAGCGACAAGCTGCGCGCAATGGCAATCATCGATGGCCCCAACACCACCGATGAAGCCGCGATGGAGTACCGCGAAAACTTCGGTAGCAAGCGGGTGTTCCTCGTAGATCCAGGTGTGCAGTACTGGGACACGTCACTCAGTGCCACAGTCGATGCACCAGGTTCTGCCTGGGTCGCAGGGCTTTTCGCCTGGACCGATTCGGAATACGGCTTCTGGGCGTCGCCGTCGAACAAAGAGTTTGTCGGCATCACCGGTACCGGCCGCCCTATCGAGTTCCTGGACGGCGACGAAACCTGCCGGGCCAACCTGCTCAATAACGCGCAGATCACCACCATCATCCGCGATGACGGCTACCGCCTGTGGGGCAACCGCACCTGTTCGAGCGATCCGAAGTGGGCGTTTGTCACCCGCGTGCGAACCATGGACATCGTGATGGACGCGATTCTCTACGGCCATAAATGGGCGGTCGACCGCTCGATCACCAAGACCTACGTCAGCGATGTCACCAATGGCCTGCAGGCCTTTATGCGCGACCTGAAAAATCAGGGTGCGGTGATCAACTTCGAGGTGTTCGCGGACCCCGAGTTGAACACGGCCAGCCAGCTGGAGCAGGGCAAGGTCTACTGGAACATCCGCTTCACCGATGTGCCGCCGGCAGAAAACCCCAACTTCCGCGTCGAGGTCACCAACCAGTGGCTGACCGAAGTCCTCGACACTAACGCATAAGGAGAGCCGCAGATGGTTCCGCAAACGCTCTACAACATGAACGCCCATATTGACGGCGTAGCCTTTAACGGTGAGATGACCAGCGTGACGCTCCCCAAGCTCACCTTGAAAACCGAAGAGCATCGCGCCGGTGGCATGGATGCCCCGGTCGAGATGGACCAGGGCATGGAGAAACTGGAGGCCAGTTTCGCCGGCAAAGGTGCGCGCCCGGAGGCCATGAAGTTTTATGGCCTGGCCGATCAGACCGCGTTCAACGCGGTGTTCCGTGGCTCCTTCAAAGGCCAAAAAGGTGCGACCACGGCGGTGGTCGCCACCGTGCGCGGCATGCTCAAAGAGATTGATCCGGGCGACTGGAAAGCCGGCGAGGCGGGCGAGTTCAAGTACTCCGTGGCTGTCAGCTATTACAAGCTCGAAGTCGCCGGCCGACTGATGTACGAAATCGATCCGGTTAACTGTGTCCGGGTTATCAACGGTGTGGATCAACTTGCCAGCGTCCGCCGCGACCTCGGCCTGTAACGGAAGCGTCTCTAATGAAAGTGAAAAAGCTGAAATTGATTCCGTCCTGGCTGACCTTTGGCTCAGACAGCGCGACGATCACCCTGACGCGCCCGAGTGATGTAAACGGCGTCAAGGTCGACCAGTTGAACCTGCGCGCTCCGACGTTGCGCGAGGTGCGCGCCTCTGACGCAATCGGTGGTGCCGACGCGGTGTTACGTGAGGTGACCTTGTTCGCCTCACTGACTGACGCCGGCACCAAGGACATTGATGGGCTCAAGCTGACGGACTATGCGCGGGTGCAGACGGCCTATTCGCAGTTGCTGCTGGACGCAGGGCTGCCCGACAAGGAAGGCGAACTGCCGACCTGGTTGGTGGTTGGCCCTGACGGTGCGGTCGTCACGCTCTCCAGGCCGTATGACTTCAATGATATGAAGCTCGACCGCCTGATGTTGCGTGCACCCACCGTGCGTGACGTGCGTGCCGCGACCTCGGCGTCAAATGGCGACGACGATCAGCGCGATACGATCCTCCTGGCCAACCTGTCTGAATCCGATACCAAGGATCTGGAGGGGCTCAAGCTGACGGACTACCAGCGGCTACAAGCCGCCTACTTTCGCCTGGTGCAGGACGACGGGGTTTAACGCCGAACTGCAGAAGCAGGTCGCGAAGCGCTTGGCGACGCAGTATTCATTTGCCGCCAATGAAATCGAGACCATGCCCTTTTCCACGATGATCTGGTGGCTCATGGACTGAGCCCTGCATCCCTGCCTGGAGAGTTCTCATGGCAAACAACCTGGCGCTCGGCCTGGTCATCGGCGGCGTCGTCAGCTCCACGGTCGGCGCCGCCTTCAAGGACGTTGAAGGCCGTATCAAGAAACTCGGCGAAACCGGCACCAAGGCTCGCGTGCTGCAGAGCACTATTGGCGACACCATCCGCCTGCGGGACGAATGGAAAAAGGCCCACGACACCGGTGCGGCGTCGGCGGATGGTCTGTTGCGAAAACTGGAGGGCAACCTCAAAACGCTGAAAGAGCAGGGCATTGAGGTCAGCAAGTTGCGTAAGGAATACCAGGCCCTCGGCCAGGTAGCGCGTGGCGCCGAACTCAAGGCGCTGGGCCACACGCAGATCCAGCAGGGCAAAGAGGGGATGAAAAACTCTCTCGGCCAAGCGGCGGTGCTCACGGGGTCATTGGCTATTCCAACCAAGATCTCCGGCGATTACCAGGCGCAGATCCGCCAGATGTCGTTGTGGGCACACACCGCTGGTACCGGCGATGAGGCCAAGTTGGCGGCGAGCATCAGCAAGGTCGCGGCAGATAAGGGCATGAGTCAGCAACTGCTCGCGAAGTCGGTCGGCGCCTTGATCGAAAAAGGCGTTGATTGGGATGTGGCCACCTCCTATGCCGGGCAGATTGCGGACCTGATCGACGGTCAAGGCATGGAGCCTGAAACCATCGCGACCCTGATCAACTCCTTCAAGGAAGCCGGGGTCAAGCAGGGAGATATGGCGGCGATGCTGGGCCAGGTCGCAGCCGCCGGTGACATCGGTGCGTTTGGTCCTAAGGACATGGCGAAGTATTTGCCGGCGATGCTCGGCAACATCAAGCGTCTGGGCATGGAAGGCCCCGAGGCGGTGCGCTTCCTGGGTGCCAGCCTGCAGTCGCAGTACTCGCAAACTCAGGACTCTGCGGCTGCTGCCACCAACATGAACAACCTGCTCAACGCTGTGATCAGCAGCACCAGTCAGGAACGGTTCGCCAAGGAAGGCTACGACTTGGCCGGCTCAATACTCGCCGCGACCAAAAGCGGCAAGGCAGCAAATCCGGTCGACGCGTTCATCATGCTCAGCGAGCAGTTGATCAGGAAGCAGGATCCGGCCAAGGCCAAGAAAATTGAGGCACTCAAGGCCAAGATCAAGGCCTCGGCGGACGGTAGTGCTGAGGAAGAGCAGGCCATGGTCGCGCTGACCGAGGCGGCCGGGTTAGCGACCATCGTCAGTGATCAGAGCGCCAGTGCGGGTTTGCTCGCGCAGATCAAATATGGCGACAAGATCAAGGCGGACATGGCGACCATCGAGAAAACAGACGGTAAGGCCAAGATTGAAGCCGATGCGGCGAAGGCGCGTGAGACGTCCAACAGGAAGTGGGCCAGTGCCACTGCAGGCATTGAGTCGTCGATGACGCGCATCGGTGATGCGTTGCGGCCGCTGACGGACGTGGCGGCAGATGGCCTGGCGAAAGTGGCCTATGGGCTTGGCGAATTGGCAGGTCGCTTTCCGACAGTGGTCAGCGGGGCGGCTGTGCTGGCTGCTGGTGTTGTCGGCCTGGGCGCGGCGATCAACGCGATCAAGATCGGCAAGGGACTGCTCAACGTTGCGCGTGGGTCGCTGATGGGCAATCCAAACGTTATCCAGCGGGTGTTCGTCACCAATCCCTCAGGCGGTGCTGGCGGGGTCGACGTAGGTGATGGAAAGCGGCGTCGAGGCAAGGGCAAGCGTGGTCGTGGTGGTCGAGGCGCTATTCCTGGTGCTGCTGCAGCGGCGGCGCCACTTGGCGCAACGGCCAGCCGGTTTGCGCCCAAGGCCATGATGGGCAAGGGGCTTGGGTTCGCCAAGGTTGGCGCGCCCATGGCGCTGATCGAGGCGGGGTTGATCGCCGCTGATACCTATCAAAACGCCGAGACCCGCGATGAAAAGGCCGAGGGCTACGGTAATGCCGCTGGCACCTTGGCCGGAACATTGGCCGGTGCTGCTGCGGGCGCCGCGATTGGTTCGGTGGTGCCGGTGATTGGCACCGTGGTCGGCGGATTGATCGGCGGGTTCCTCGGCAGCTGGGGTGGCGGCGAGTTGGGCGGTGCTGTGGGCAAGGCTGCGTTCGGTGGACCGGACGCTCCGGCCGAGCGCCTGATGCTGCCGGCTCAGCCATCGCCGTTGCGGTTGCCGCCACCAGGTGCGCCGGCTCAGCCATCGCCGTTGCGGTTGCCGCCACCAGGTGCGCCGGCTCTGCCGCATCTGGCGCAGATCGCGCCGTCGCTATCGTCCGGTCCGTTGATGCTGAAAACGCCTGCAGCACCGGGGCCAGCTTTGGGTGATGTGTCGCGCTCGTTGGCGGCTGCTCCCACAGCAACTGCGGCTCCGGCCGTGCTGGCTGCTGGACTGGCCGCGAAGCCGGAACCGACTCGGGTTGAGCAGCAGTGGACGTTCTCCCCAACCATGCCGGTGACTGTGCACGGCGACGTCAAGGATCCACGGCAGCTCGCGCAGGAAATGATGCCGCACCTGCGCCAGATGTTTGAGGAGTTCAGTCGGGAGCAGGGGCGGCGCAACCTCTTTGATGCCCCTCACGTTTAAGGAGTTTTCATGGCTTACATGGAGCAACTGCAATCCGGCTTTAAATCCCTGGTCCAGGCCGGGGAGGCAGGGCGGCACAGCATCGACGATATGATTGGGCCTGTGAACGGCGCCATTGGCGAAATCACCGGGGCAGCTGATGAACTGTCCAGTATTCCCGGTGTTGCACCTAGTGTCGGCGATAAGCTGCAGCGGGTAATGCGCGGGATCAACGCGGCGCAGTCCAAGGTTGGCATGGTGTTGTCGACCTACAGCAAGGCAACCCGTGCGATATCTGCGATTGACGAGCGCCTGGGCACCTTAAAGGAACAAGCCGCCCGGGCCAGCACGGCGATCAACCAGATGGCCGGCAAGGTCAGTCCAAACCTGGCGAATATTTTGCCCACCAGCGCTCTGGCACCCAATACCACACCCATGGCGGAAGCGGTCAAACCGTTTCCCCACCTGCTGATCTTGCAGCCGCTGCAGGCGAATGCGCAGCCGTTCTACTTCAACCTGGACACGGCGGCGTTTAACGAACTTCGCCGGCAAACGGAATTCCGCTGGGCCTCGCAAGAGCGCCTCAGTCGTCGGCCAGCACAGCAAGCGGTGGGAGTGGGGGAGGATAAGCTCAGCCTCAAAGGCCTGATCTTTCCCACGTTCAAGGGTGGGTTAAAGCAACTCGACATCCTGCGTTCAATTGGTGGGCAGTTGCTGCCCTTGAATCTGACCACCGGCTACGGCGTTGTCCTCGGCACCTGGTGTCTGCGCAGTATGGATGAGGAACAGGGCGCGCTGCTGGCCGGCGGGATCCCGCGCAAGCAAACCTTTAGTTTGGAGTTCTCGCGCTATGGCGATGATATGCAGAACGTCTGACGGCGACCTGCTGGATACCCTGTGTTATCAGCATTACGGACACCTCAATGGCACGGTCGAGGCGGTGCTGGCGGCCAATCGGTTGTTGGCGGATGAGCCGCAGCCGTTGCGTGCTGAGTTGCTGATTACGTTTCCGGAGATAGAGCGACCGGCGGTTGAGCAGGTTCAGCTGTGGGATTGAATGTTGAGGACTACCCATGAAACCCATATTTTGTATCGTCGCGGATGGCACTGATATAACGGCCTTGATTAACGACCGCCTGCTGTTGCTGCGCACGCTGGACAAGCCTGGCATGGAGTCAGATGAGTTCGAGCTGCGTATCGATGACCGTGACGGCGCCGTCGCACTGCCCAAGAAGGGCGCCGGGATCGAGGTCTACCTTGGTTATGACAGCAAAGCGATGGCGCGCTTGGGTCGGTATACCGTGGATGACATTGAGGTCTCCGGTCCGCCGGACACTCTGGTCATTCGCGGCAAAGCCAGCGACATGCGCGGCAGTGGCAAGACGACCCGCAGCGGCAGTTGGGAAAATGCACCGCTGTCCAGAATCGTCAGCGACATTGCTGCACGCAATGGTTGGATGCCTGAATGCCCCGTAGCCACTGTTGTTCCCAGGGTTGATCAGATGAACGAGTCGGACTACAACTTCATCACCCGGCTCGCCAAAAATCACGACTGCACGGCGAAGGTAGCTGACAGCAAGTTGCTTGTGCTACCGCGTCAAAGCGGGCAGACCGCCAGTGGCAAAAGCCTGCCGACTATTCCCATCCGGCGCAGTGACGTCAGTCGCTGGCAATTCCGCTTCGCCGACCGCACCACTCAGAAGGCCGTCAAGGCCAGCTACCAGGACAAGAAAACCGGCGAGCTGGTCAACCTGACCTTGGACAACGACGACGCGCCTGAAGGCTTGCCGCCGGTTCATACCGACCGGCACATCCACCCGAACAAGTCCGCTGCTGAACAAGCGGCCAAGGCCCGGCTGGCAGCGTTCAACCGCTCGACCGCCGAAGTTCGGCTGGAGATGCTGGGGCGCACTGATCTGTTTGCTGAGCGCCAGATCAATGCCCAGGGCTTCAAGGACGGATTGGACGGGGAGTTCCTGATCGACTCGGTGGAGCAGGTGTTCACCCAGTCCGGCTGGAGTACCACGGTTGAATGCAATGCAGGGAAGAAGGGTAAGGCCAAGGCGGCCGGTAAGAAAAAGAAAGCGCCCAAGGAGATCAAAGTTCTGGAACTGTAAGTCACCGCACGTGCTTCACCACCCGCCGCCATCGAGCGGTATTTTTTTGTCCGGGAAAAAGCGATGTCCATCACTGAGCAACAACTCCAGCGCATCATGCCCAACGCCCGCCGGCAAGCGGGCGTTTTTGTGTCCGCGCTCAACGCGGCCATGACCAACCGTAAGATCGATACACCGAAACGTCAGGCAGCGTTCCTTGCCCAGGTCGGCCATGAGTCCGGCCAACTGCAGTACGTGCGTGAACAGGGGGGCGATCAATACCTCAGCAAGTACGACACCGGCACGCTCGCTGCCAGGTTGGGGAACACGCCTGCCGCCGACGGAGACGGACAACGCTATCGTGGCCGTGGGCTGATCCAGATCACCGGCCATGACAACTACCTGCGCTGCAGCCTGGCGCTGTTCGGTGATGAACGATTGCTGCGCACGCCGGAGCTGCTGGAGCTACCGCAATGGGCTGCCGAGTCTGCGGCTTGGTTCTGGTCGGTGAATGGGTTGAACGCGCTCGCGGATCAAGAGCAGTTCAAAACCATCACGCGCCGGATCAATGGCGGGCTCAACGGCCTGGAGGATCGCCTGCAGCTTTGGGCCAGGGCGAGGGCGGTACTATGCGTCTCCTCGACCTGATCCCCTCGCAATTTCGTGTCGCTGCCGTCTGTGTGCTGCTGCTCGTGCTGGTTGCGGGATCTGCTGCACTTGCCTGGACCGCTCAAGGCTGGCGATACGGCCAGCAGCTGGAGCGCCAGGCCAGGCTTCACGCCGACACCCTCAACGACTTATCCAAAGCTGCTGCTGCTCTGCAGCGCAACGAGCAGGACAAACGCCTCGCCCTGGAGCAGCGCCTGCAGAACAAAGACGAAACCCATTACAAGGAATTGACCGATGAGCAAACCAAGCAGGCTCGTCTGCGTGATCGCCTGGCTACTGCTGATCTGCGGTTGTCAGTCGTACTCGCCTCCACCGAACCCACCAGCGGCTGCTCAATGCCAACCACCACCGCCACCGGCCGCGTGGTTCATGGCCCCGCAAGAGCCCAACTTGACCGAACGCATGCTCAACGAATTATCGGAATCACCGATGCCGGCGACCAAGGATTGATTGCTCTGGGTGCATGCCAGAGTTATGTACGTGAACTCACAAGGATTCAGTAATAGTGTTTTTGCGGCTCAGGTGTTGTCTTTTAGTTCGTCGAGAAAATTCAGTTCGTTTTCAAGCTGGATGAAGTTGAAGTCTCTGAGTAAATGAGTAGCATTTTTTCTAAATTGCAACTCAAAGACTTCGTCTTGTTCAACCCTACGCCAGAGACTGTTAAAGCTGTCAACGGCAATTATTTTTATGTCGTTGGTGTCCATAAGATAAAAATTTTCATAGCCGCGTGCGGAAATTGCAGCGTGGACAACGTCTTTTTTCTCAGGCCATGAATAATAAAAAATCGTCTTGGGTGGGTTGGTCCTAGTTGCGTGGTCTCCGAGAGGAGAGTACGCGTGCAGCAGAGAGCTTCTGGCAGCCCAAAGATCGTAAGGAGAATATTGGCTCCATTTGGAATGGTGATATTTAACTAGAAAATTTTTGAATCTGTTTTGATTTGTGGTTTTGCCGTCGCCTTCTTTGGCTAGTGTTGCGCAAATGTCAATGAATGAATAAAACAATAATAGCGCAGGCATCTTATGTCGCTTTGCGAGCGCGTCGTAGGCGGCACTTTTCAGGTCGTTAAGCGTTACCAGAGCCAAGAGAGTTTGAGGATTCAATTTTTCTTCCTGTTATTTCGTAGCCTACGAGGAGATAGATTTGATCTCATAGAAAACCAAAAGAGCAACCGGTTAGATGCGTCAACATCTGAACCGGTTGCTGTACCCGCAGATCATCCCTGCAAGTCCAGCCAAGGCTCCTGCTTCGTGCACAAAGCGGAGCGAGCCTAGCACTGTTTATCCATACAGCAAAGGTCTTGCTTTCATATGTCCACACCCATCGTCCCCTGGATGGGCGGCAAACGCCGTCTGGCCGACCGCCTCATTCCGCTCTTCCCACCACACGAATGCTACGTCGAAGTCTTCGCCGGCGGCGCCGCGCTCTACTTTATGCGTCCTCAGGCCGCGCCGGTTGAAGTCCTCAACGACATCAACGGCGACCTGGTGACGCTGTATCGCGTCGTGCAGAACCACTTGGAAGAATTCGTGCGCCAGTTCAAATGGGCGCTCAGTTCCCGTCAGGTGTTCGAGTGGCAGAAGATGACCCGCCCTGAAACCCTCACCGACATCCAGCGTGCCGCGCGGTTCTTCTACCTGCAGCACCATGCGTTTGCCGGCAAGGTGACGGGGCAGACGTTTGGTACCGCGACCACAGGCCCGGCGATCAACCTGCTACGGATCGAGGAGAATCTCTCGGCAGCGTGGCAGCGGTTGTCTGGCACCTACGTTGAAAACCTGCCTTGGTTGGAGTGCGCTGAGCGTTATGACCGTGCCCACACCTTTCATTACATGGACCCGCCTTACTGGCAGACGGCGGGTTATGGCGTGGATTTTTCGTTTGAGAATTACGAGCGCATGGCTGAGTTCATGCGGCGCTGCAAAGGGAAGGTGATGGTGAGCATCAACGATCACCCGGACATCCGCCGAATATTTGAAGGTTTCCATTTCGAGACAGTCGACATTCGCTACAGCATAGCCAACCAGCGGCAGAGCAAGGTCGAGGTCTGTGGTGAATTGGTAATCATGAACTGGGAACCGTCAGTTTTAGGAGGGTTGTTTTAAATTTTCTGGTCGTGCACGGCAATATCTGGTATATGGCTGCGGGGAATCGCTTGGGCGCGGAATGGTCCTCTAAATTATTGCTAGTAGTTATCTGTGTCGCCTAAAAAATATATGGTCGTTTAAATGACTCGCCTGATTGTTGGCGAGTTATATTCAAAATATTAAGAGTGTTGAAGAATGGGGCGTGCTGAGCAGCTTGAAATTTCTAGAAAGCGAAAAGCGATAGAGTTAAGTGGAAGTGAAGGTTTCAGGACCGATGTGAATGGGCTCAGGGCGTGGGCCGTTATGTCAGTGGTCTTATATCACTTTGGGGTGTATGGATTTGCAGGAGGATTTGTCGGGGTCGATATTTTTTTCGTGATATCCGGCTTTCTAATGGCCGGTATTATTTTTAAAGGGTTAGAGGCTCGCGGGCAGGGATGGTTTGGTTCACAGTTTTCTCTATCGGATTTTTATTTGTCTAGGGCGAGGAGGATTGTTCCTGCCTTGGCGGTTTTATGTGTTTTTTTGGTAGTGCTGGGCTGGTTGATATTATTCCCAGTTGAGTATGCTTCTTTAGGTAAAAGCATTATCGCGGCAATTGGTTTTTTTTCTAATCGCGAGTTTAATAAGGAATTTAGTTATTTTGATGATGCGGCGCAGGAAAATTTTCTGCTGCATACTTGGTCTCTTTCTGTTGAGTGGCAGTTCTATATGCTGCTTCCGTTATCGATTTTGCTGTTGTGGAGGGTGTCATCAAATAGAGATTTTCACGCATTGATATTTATTGTCGGTGCGGCTGTATCACTGGCTATTTCTATGAAGTTTTCAAGCTCGAAGCCAATGTATGCATTTTATATGCTGCCATCTCGAGCGTGGGAATTGCTTTTGGGTGGGGCTTTATTCCTTGCTTCTCATCGTTTTGTTTTTGGTGCCATGGTCAGAAGGTGGCTTGAAGTATTAGGATATGGGTTAATAGTTTTTTCTATTTTAATGTTTGATGAAAGTACTCGATGGCCTGGTTTTAACGCGCTGGTGCCAGTATTCGGAACGCTGCTGGTATTAGTTTCTGCGCAGCAAAAGTCGGCTTTTAGTAGTGGCAAGATTGCCCAGTGGCTAGGTAAAAATTCCTATTCGATCTATCTGTGGCATTGGCCGCTTGCTGTTGGAATGTTGTACATCCAAGGAAGAAATAGGCCTGATTTTGTTTTCGTTGGGATCTTGCTTTCTATAGTTTTGGGATGGCTTTCGTTTCGATTTGTCGAAGTGCCAGGTCGAAGGATTTTGAGTGGAAAATCTAAGGTTGTCAGTGTTTATAGGCTGGTAACGGTTTTTGTGTTTGTGTCATGTGTTGGTTTTTTAGTAACTAAAGTGGATAACTTTTATAGTCATAGGCTACCAGAGAAAGCAATTCAGGACTTTGCAGAGCTTCGAGATGTAAACCCTCGGCAAGCTGAGTGCCATATCTATGGCACGGGTGTGCATCCTGAGTGTACTTATGGTGGAGAAAAGCTGGGAGCGATAGTCATTGGTGATAGTCATGCGGGGGCGCTTGTCCGTGCAGTTGAAAACTCCTTGCCTAATAAAAATTTGAGTGTCTTGGATTGGACCTATGCTGCATGCCCTACAATATTGGACATAAAACACGTCAGCGATAGTACGTATCGGTGCGGTGAAACCGTCAGGCGGTTTCTCGAAAAAAGCCACCATCTTCCATCGTCTGTGCCGTTGATTATTATTAATAGATTGTCGGTTTATACTATTGGATATAATGAGCCTGAGCTAAAAGTCAAGTATGGGGCTCCGTTGAATTATCTGACTAAAAAGCACAAGGTTCGTGATGATGAGTTTTTAAGTGAGATGCAGAAAGGTGTTATCGATACGGCCTGCGAATTTGCGAAGGACAGACCTGTATATATGGTTCGGCCCGTTCCAGAGCTGGCAATAAACGTACCTAAATCGATGGCGAGGGGTGTTTTGCTCGGGATTAATGGAGAGGTGTCCATCTCTCTGGATGAGTACACAAGACGTCAAAAATATGTTGTAGATACGCAAGATATGGCTGCTGCACGATGCGGTGTAAAAATCCTCGACCCAATTCCTATTCTTTGTGGATCCGGAGCGTGCCGAGGTGATCATGACGGGTTACCCATATATTTCGATGATGACCACCTAAGCCTTAGAGGAGCGAATCTGCTCGTTCCGATGTTTCGAGAGATTTTTGAAGGGCGATAGCTACTATCTTGGCATCAGGTAGTCTGGAGCGCGGCCCATGCATTGAGGGCCGCGCTTGATAGTCATATAAAACGCCATCGTTTTTCAGTGTCGGTAAGAGTCCATCCTCACCAGAGTGTAGAACCTGCACCCGCGTTGACGGTGCGACGTTGTAGCGATCAATAGGCAGAGCGTCATACCCGCTGAACAGCTCTGTTAGGATTTCGCGTATCAGCCTATCAGGGTCCGCGATCTCGCGTTTTAGGCGCTGCCATTCTTCCGTATCCGATCCATGACCCACACCTACCGCCAGACTACCGCCTCGTTTACCGTGGCATTTCCGGTGAGCAGTTCCATGGTAACAACGCTTCGTAGTCTTCTACCGTCGACGCATGCGGTAAGCTTGACTTTTTGTATCTGCGGTGAGTTGCTTCCTAACTCTCCTTTGCCAGCATCAACCACTCATCGAAGTTAGTTTGAAATGGTATGCCCAAGTCTTCGGCAGCTACTGCGCAAAGCCGTTTTAAGCCTAACAGACTAATGCCGGATGCCGCTTCAATAATCCCGGGAATAACACTCCACAGCAATGCAATTAACTTCGAATCCGGAACTGTTCCTTTATGGGCAAGATCATTGCGCTTTGTGCGAGATTGGCTGAGCGCCTTATGACAATCTTTAGTGATAATTTTCGCTAGCCGAAGTTGTCTCTGTTTTGCCCATATTTGGTCGCTGCGAATAGCTTTGCTAACTTCTGTATGGCATTTTTTTACTCGTGCAGGAAAGGTGTTCTTGTTTTTCTCGTATTTTTCATTCCATAGATATTCTGTAAGTTGCTCTACAGTTATCCAGAGGTTATTAAGGGCGTCGCTATTGTTTCGGTATATCATTGCCGTGTAGCCGCTAAGTAGAAATAGTGGTGATAGGTTACTAACGGCGTCAACGACGTGCCTGCCTTGAGAATATGCTGCTTTGATAGCATCCACCATCAGCACTCTTGGGTACATCAGTGGCTGGAGACGATCCTGTATGGCGGCCCCGTTTGATCGAAGGTAGGAGTGGGGCGAAGGTGTAAACGTGAACAGGCGCCGCCTATCGATGAGTGTTCCTATCTCTAGTTTTTCTGAGTGAAGTACTTCTGTATGAATACCACCTAGTAGAAGACAGCATAAAATTTCATTTATCTTACTTGCACCGTCAGCATTGGTTGGATAGTCCTCACATTGAGGGATCGCTATATAGCCATCATAGCTGACAAGTGCAGGTATCCCACTCGCGTTACCGAGAGGGAGTGTTGTAACTACATCTGCCAGCTTTCCCCCGTCGTAAGAGTTCGTATTGATCTGGTCAATAGTTATATTCAAGCTGGAAGATACGTCACGATGGACTGCCGTATAAGGTCGCAGGTGGAACATCCATGCGGGGTTATACGACGGAACACTGGAGATTAGTGGGATGTAACCAGATGGGGCATCCTCTTGTTTTATCCAGCTTTCTTGATACCAGACGTGAGAGTCGTCAGGCTTAGGCTTGATCGTCGCTATAAGCGTAGTGGGAAGATTTCGATTGTTCGTCGTGAATGGATCGTAGTCGTCCTCAAACGCATATAACATTCCAGTCTCTGTATCTTGAAAGTGCTTCATGTCAGTCTCAATCGAGTAAGTGATTTCCACAAAAAGTGAATCGGCAAAGTTTCTGTAGACGGAGATTAACTGAGTTTGGCCGAAAATGGCTTATCCAGAAATTTACATTGGCAATCGTCTGGCTTGCCTGACGCGACCGTAAATTCTGGGCGTAGCGGCGTGTGGATCAAAAGGTGATTGCTTAGGAATTGCTACAGGAGGGGGTGCACAACGCCTTGTATGCAGAGCCTACGGGGAGTTTGAGGAGGGCTACGCCCAATCCATCATCGGACGGCGTAGGCAGCACGGGACAGGACACACCATCACGAATGGGGCAAAAATGGGGCAAACCGTACGCCAATCTATGCCATCCAATGCCAATTATGCATTTATGCAACCCTCTGTGCGCTGGCGGTAGAGCCAGCAACCACGGGGCTATCCGTCAAAATCACTCACATACCGCTACACAATTGGGGTGTGCTTTGTCAGAGAGGATTGGTTCGTAACTTCGCCAGGCCCTGCTTGATGTGCCCAGCGTTTTCGCCGATCACGAACAGCGCACCACGTACGTTATTGCCAACCTCATGAAGGCCTTGCTTTTCGCTTTGGAGAGTCAATTCCATCAGCGCAGCTTCTAACGCGAGCTGATTCTCGTACATTCGTTCAAGCAGATCCGGCAGTGAGTATTCCCCTGACAT